TTTTTCTTTTTTGATTTCCCGCACGCCCGCCCCACCCAACATCACATTTATCGCAGCGGGCGGTCTGCTGCTGATTTAAGGGCTGGCAAATAAAAAGGACCGACTGCGGGCACAGTCGGTCAAAGGAGTTGATAGTCAAAAGGCATACACACATATCAACACCTATAGTATAGGCGTTGAGAGAGAAAAAGTCAAGGCATACGGACAATCCGGTCTTGCGTAATTCTTAATGAGGTGAACGAAATGAAGAAAGAACTGACCACCGTGATCATGGTTATGGTGGACGGCAAGGTTAAGCCCTTGGAGGACTTGACGGAAGAAGAACACAGCCGCATGCTGGCGGCGATGGCGCACCGGCTCACAGAGAGCATGAGCGACTATTACGCCCAGCACCCGGATGAGGTAAAGGAGTTAGCGAAGATATGACGAAACGAGAAAAGACAGGGATAGTGCTGGTGATCACCGGCTTCCTGCTGGTACTGCTTGGTTGCTGTATGGTGGCGGATAATCCGTACTGGTGGGTATCCGTGGCAATCAGCGGCACCGGCTGCGCATTGATCGCCCTGGCAGTGTTCGTACTGCCTAAGGACGAGGACGAGGCCAGACAGGACAAGCAGCTGGTGTTTGAAGACGATAAGGATAGAGTGGTGCTGCTGGCGCCGCTGACAGATTTTGATGTGGCGTATCTACGCGCCTTAAAACTGGGAAAGGACAATGACAATGAGTAATGAATATATGGACTTGGTGATCATGACCAACGGCAAGGTGTGCCGTGCTCCTGGGTTCAGCGAAATACGGTCCGGTTACAGAGTGGCCGTGCAGGGCTATACATACGATGTGCTGGAGGCTGTGTCTGTACCTGTGAGCGAGGCTCTGCTGACGCTGCCTAAGGCGTATGGGTTTGTTCGCCCGCTGGAGTATGACGAGGACGAGCAGGAGGAGAATGCCGATGTATGACAAGGAGGCGGGCGTGATCGCCTGTGACAGCTGCGATATAACCATTGAGGGTTATGGGTTCTCCATCGGTGCGGGCAACGATGAGCCCAGCGGTAGCTACTGCTGGGAATGTGCTTGCGAGAAGTTGGAGCAGCTGCTGGACGAGAGCAACAAGGAAGCGACCATTGTGCGGCGCAGCGAAAACTGGCTTCGCAGCTGCTACGACCTGGGGGTGATCTGATGACCAGCGCAGAAATGGACAAGTTTGTGCAGGACTACGGTTTTTGCCCCCAAGACTGCGACCCGGAGGCGCGGGCTGAGGCCCGCATTGTACTGAATATTGATAAAGGAGAACGATATGGCGACACTGTATGAACTGACCGGCCAGGCAGCCCAGCTGATGGAGCTGCTGGAAGCCGGAGAGATTGATGAACAGACGGTCCAGGACACATTGGACAGCATGATGGTGCCGGAGAAGCTGGAGGACTACGGTATGGTGATCCGGCAGCTGACGGCGGATGTGGAGGACTACAAGCGAGAAAAGGACTTCTTCGCTGATAAACAGAGGCGGGCGGACAACGCCATTAAGCGCATGAAGAAGACCCTGGCGGCGTACCTAGCTGCCACCCAGCAGGATAAGGTGCAGGCCGGACGGTTCGTACTGACCAGTACCTCGAGCAAGTCGGTGGATGTGTTCAACCTGGCAGCGGTGCCGGCAGAATACATGCAGCCCCAGCCGCCCAAGGTGGACAAGCAGTCTATCCGCAATGCTCTGTTGGCGGGGGAGACGGTAGCCGGTGCGGCGCTGATTGAGACCCCCGGCTGCGTGATCAAGTGAGGTGAATGGAATGGAGAACATGAAGATATATGAGGCGGTGCGCAAGGTTCCGGACAGCGCCAAGAAGAACATTAGCGCAGGCCGCTTAAAGGGCATGACTGATATTAACCCAATGTGGCGTATCAAGGCACTGACGGAGCAGTTTGGCCCTTGTGGTATCGGTTGGAAGGTGGAAGTCAGCCGCACATGGCAAGATCTGGGTGCGGACGGCGTGGTGACTGTGTATGTGCAGCTGCTGCTCTATGTGAAGTACAACGATGAATGGAGCGCCCCTATTCCGGGTATTGGCGGTTCCTCGTTGGTGGCTAAGGAGAGTAAAGGCCTGTACACCTCCGATGAGTGCTATAAGATGGCTTATACGGACGCTCTGTCTGTGTGCTGCAAGATGTTAGGGTTCGGTGCAGATGTGTACTGGGCAGCTGATCGGACAAAGTACCAGCAGGTGCAGCCCCAGGACATGAAGAAAGAACAGGCACGGCAGCAGGCAGCGGAGAAGATCAGCCCGGACCAGGTGGCTATTCTAAAAGAAAATGCAGAGAATGAGCGGGTCAAAAAGGCCTTGGCCTATTACAAGGTGAGCCGCATTGAAGATCTGACCCGGCACCAAGCTGATAAGATCTTCATGAAGCTGGGCCTATAAGATGAAAATCGAATTCAAAAAGGAAGAGTTGGTGCCCACTATGGCCAAGGTGGGGGCGTTCATAGGCTCCCTGGCAGAGCAAAAGGACTATGTACTGGAGATTAAGCCAAAGCCGAAACGCCGTAGCCTGGATGCCAACGCCTACATGTGGGCATTGATCGGCAAGCTGCAAGCGGAGTTGGCCAAGAATGACCCGCAGATCACCAAGGACGAGATATACCAGGGCTATGTGCGGCAGTATGGCAAGTCTGTGGACTACCAACTGCCGGACAGCGCCGTGAATGCCATGACGAAATCATGGGGGAGAAACGGCCTGGGCTGGACAGCGGAGAAAGTGGACGATGGGATCTATCCGCGCACCTCGCTGGTGCGGTTCTATTACGGCACCAGTTGCTACGGAACGAAGCGCATGGCCCGGCTGATAGACGCCGTGGTGCAGGACTGCAAGACACTGGGTATTGAGACAATGCCGCCGGCGGAGCTGGCGCAGCTGATGTCTGCTTGGGAGGAACGAAAACAGTGAAGAAGAGCATTATTCAGCCGGAAGAGCAGCGGCGGTGCTACATATGCGGCTCTGTGCGGGCCCTGGAGCGACACCATGTATTCGGGGCATATAACAGACGGAAAAGCGAGAAATACGGCTTGACGGTGCTCCTGTGCCATAATTGCCACAACGAGCCGCCGACAGGCGCACACCACTGCAAGCAGACGATGGACTATTTACACCGGGTGGGGCAGCAGGCATTTGAAGTTGCCTACCCGGACAAGGACTTTATATCTATTTTTGGGAGGAATTATCTATGATTAACAGTGTTGTAATTATGGGTCGCCTGACCTACGAACCGGAGCTGAGAGCCACGCCCAGCGGCGTCTCCGTTGTGCGCTTTCAGGTGGCTGTGGACCGCAGCTATCAGAAGGCAGGCGAGGAACGCAAGACGGACTTTATTGATGTGACCGCCTGGCGCCAAACTGCGGAATTCGTATCTAAGTATTTCCATAAAGGCTCCATGATCGCTGTGGAGGGCTCTATCCAGACGGATAACTTCACCGATAAGGACGGAAACAAGAGAAAGAGCGTGCAGCTGGTGGCCAGCCAGGTGTCCTTCTGCGGCTCAAAGGCAGAGAGTGGCGCGCAGACTGCAGCACCCGCACCGGACGCAGAGTTTGAGCCGATTGATGATGATGACGACCTGCCGTTTTAAGGAGTAGATATGAGCAATCAGGGTTGGGTGAAAGCCTACCGGCAACTGCTGGATTGGGAGTGGTACACCGATGTACCCACATTCAAACTGTTCTTGCATTTATTGCTTATCGTCAACAGGGAGCCGCAGCAATGGCGAGGCCAAACGCTGAGCAGCGGCTCCGTGGTAACCTCCATCAGCGCTTTGGCAAGCGGTAGCGGGCTGTCAGATATGCAAGTGAGAACGGCGCTGAAACACTTGCAAAAAACTGGCGAGATTTCCAAGAATGTAACAAACAAAAATACCGTTATTATCCTGCGTAACTACGCCAAATATCAAGGGTCAGCAGACGATAGGCAACAAGCAGATAACAATCAAATAACAAACAAACAACAAACAGATAACAATCAAATAACAAGAGCTTTCTATAAACAAGAATGCAAGAATGAAAGAATAGAGAAGGGGAGAGAGCGCGCGAGCGCGTGCACGCCCGCAAAATTATATGGCGAGTTTAAGAATGTGCGATTAACTGACGAGGAGTTTGCAAAGCTGAAAAAACAATTCCCACTTGACTGGCAGCGGCTAATCAAGAACTTGAGCTTCCACATTCACAACACCCACAAGACCTATTACGACCACTTCTCTGTATTGCAGAAGTGGGGAACAGAGGACAGGAAGAACAGCGGGGCACTGCAAAGCCCACCGTCCTACGACCTGGAGCAGATCAAGCGGGATACCATGAACAACACAGACATCAAGTTTTAGGAGGAGCCTATGGATATGGAACTGAACAAACTGACACCACGGCAGGCGTTGATCTATGACGCACTGATCCCGCCCGGCATGCCGGTGCGTGGCAAAGAGCTGGCGCGGCGGACGCGCATTAGCGAGCGGGACCTGAGATCAGAGCGCAAGGCTATGCAGGAACAGGGCGTGCCCATCGTCACCGGTGACTTTGGGTACATGCTGGTGGATGAGAACAATCCGGAGCCGCTGCTGCGGTACGCCAAGCGGCTGAACGCTCACGGCGATGAAGAGCTGGCCACGGCAGCAATGGCCCAGCAGATTTATGAAAGGCTGGTGACAGCAAGATGATGGTAAGATTGACGATACCGGGAGAGCCACAGGGCAAGGGTCGGCACCGGGCTGTGCGCCGGGGTGACCATATTGCTACATATACGCCCAGAAAGACCAAGGACTACGAGGATGAGGTGCAGTTCTGCTACCGGCAGGCATACGGTGACCGGATGGCCTTTGCTGTTGATGAGCCGATCAGCGCAACGATCATTGCAGCGTTTGGCATTCCCAAGAGCACCAGCAAAAGGCGCAAGGTGGAAATGATGGCCGGCATGGTATTTCCCACCAAAAAGCCGGATACGGACAACATCGCCAAGATCGTGCTGGATGCACTGAACGGCCTGGCCTACCCGGATGACAAGCAGGTGGTGGATTTGCAAGTGTTCAAGACCTATGACTTGGAGGGTTGTGTGGAGGTCGAGCTGCGGAACTGGAGGACACGGACAGATGGCTGAACAATGTGCATTCTATGTGCGCTGTGATCGCTGCCAGTATGGCCGCAACCTGGGCAGCAATGAATACGGCTGCCGCAAACACCTGGCACCTGACGGTAAGACGATACACAGGGGGCAGTACAGCTGCGAGAATGGGAGAGAGAAAGAATGGCAAAAAACAAAATAACGCACGAATGGAATGAAGATGGCACGGCAATCATCTTCACCGGAAGCCAGAGACAGCCAACACTGGTTGAAATCAAAAATTACGCCGCTGATCTTGCGAGAACAACTGGGCAGTTTATCTCCGAGGGCGTATATGCAGCAGCGTGTGTCGTTGGTGGTGATTGGGCACCTCCGGAAGATCATCGCAGCGTAATGTTAGTGCAGTTTGACGAG